AGGCTGGGTAATTGAAGAGATGAGCGAAGATGGACAAGAGGAGTTTGCCATCACATCAAGACCCAACCTCTCTTCACTTGAAGATTATGGTAAATTTCAAATAAGATATCAGTATAAAGGCCCACAAGATTCTAAGAACAGAAAGTTCTGTGGCCAGATGTTAAGAGCAAATCTTATCTTTAGAAAAGAAGATATAAACAGATTAACTGTAACAGGCGAGAACGAAGAGTTCGGTATATACGATATATTCACATATAAGGGTTCGTATGGTTGTAGACACCATTGGCAACGATTGAGAATGTTTAAAGATGATGGTAAGGATGTAGTACAGACTGAACAATCAGAAGATGCAGCAACCTCTGTAAATGCCAAACCTACAATGAACAGAAACCCTAATGGTGAAGATGTGGCTCAAACATCAAACACCATTACATCAAACTTTGCAGAAGCAAGTAAAGAAAAACAATTGCTTGCAGGACCTCTTATGGTTCCTAATAAACTAATATACAGATACGATGATACAAATGGTGAGTACTATGTGTACTTTTCAGAAGATACAATCGAGAAGATTGCGTACAAGTATTTAGAAAACGGATACCAAGGAGAAGTAAATTATGACCATTCAGAAGATGAGAAGCTAAAAGATATAACTTTAGTAGAATCTTGGATTGTGAATGATTCAGATAAAGATAAATCATATTCATTGACTGGAGAAAAGTACGATAAAGGTACTTGGTTCGGTATAATGAAAGTAAGAAATAAAGAAGTTTGGGAAGATTATGTTAAGAGTGGAAGAGTAAAAGGGTTTTCAGTAGAAGGCTTTTTTGCTGATTATATGATTAACGCATCTAAACAAAGGTTCTTTTACCGAACAACTGAAGGTGGAACAGAGATTGTTATCGATGAGAAATCCTATGTTGTTCAAATTTTAGAAGATGGAGAACGAAAGGCTATTATACCTGACGGAGAATATAAGTTAACTAATGGTAATACGTTGGTAGTTGTTGACTCAAAGGCTAAGATAGGTTCGTTCGAATCACAGATTAACTAACCAAAAAGGAGTTTATTATGAAAAACGCACTAAAAGAATTAGTGAAAAAGCATTTCAACCTAGTTGAAGCTTCTCCCGAAGTAGTAGAAGATGTTAAAGTTGAAGAAAAACTTTCAGAGGAAGTAGTGGAAGCTACAACTGAAGAAGTTGTTGAAGAAACTTTATCAGAAGAAACTACTGAAGAAACTTTTGGCGAAATCAAAACTGCTGATGGCGAGCTTACCCTCAAATATGAAGGGGATGAGTTAGCTGAAGCACTTGCGATATTCGTTATTACAGAGGATGGAGACATCCCTGCACCAGATGGTACTCACGCATTAGAGGGTGATATATCAATCTCAACGGAAGGAGGTGTAATTACCTCTATCGTTGATGCAGAAGTTGAAGCAGAAAGCGAAGAAGAAATGAGTGAAGAAGCTGAATTATCAGAAGAAGAAAAATCTGATATTTCTGAACTACACGAAGCTATCATCCAAATGATTGGAGGAGAGTTTAAAGAGCAATTCACCGCTCTTAAAGAAGAATTATTAGGTGAAATCAACACAGTTAAAGAGGCATTTAACGCTGCACCTGCAACTGAAAAAACTATTACTAACAACAAAAAATCTTACGGAAGAAACAATTCAGTAGATGTGAGCTATAATCCAAGCGATTCTAACAAAAAAGCTCAATTCGAAAGATTGGTTAAAGGACGTAAGAAAAACTAAAAAGGAGAATTATTATGGCAGGATTTAATGTATCTGCACTTGATGCTTTCAATAACGAACTTGCAGGGGAATTCCTTGTAAAGTCGGTTATTGCTGGTTCAACGGCAGAGTATGTAACTGTAAAAGAAGGAATAAAGTACAAAGAGCCTTTAAACCTTCAAGAAATTGACTTGGTAATCCAAGACGGAGCAGGATGTGTAACAACACCATCTGGTTCTGTAACTTACACACAAAGAGACATAGAAGTATGTCAAAGAAGTTCATTTGATGGACTATGTTTAAGAGATTTAGATAGCAAGTATATCGGACTATTAGGACCAGCAGGTTCTTACCCTGAGACTTATGCTTTTGCTGAAGAATATGCTTCACAACTTGTAGCTAACTTCCAAAAGAAAAATGACCAATTTATCTGGACTGCAACTACTGCAGCTGGAGATTGTACAGATGGTCTTAACACACTACTAGCATCAGGTTCATCTGCAGATAGTGCAACATTTGTTTCACAATCAGCACCAACATCTGATAATCTACTTGAACAAATCGATGAGCAATTAGAAAATCTTTCAGTAGATGTACAAGATAGAGATGACTTAACAGTATTTATGTCAATCGCTAACTTTAGAAAATACATCGTTGCTTTAAGAAAAGCTAACAACTATTTCTATGACCCTAACACAGTAGAGAACAGAGGTTCACTAATGTCAGCTAAACACCCATTCGCTAACTTAACAATAGTTGGTACAGTAGGATTAGCAGGTTCTGATAGAATCGTAACAGGTCCAGCGAGACAAATCGTAATTGGAACTGACTTGGTATCTGATTTGGATAACTTCCAAATGTGGTATGATATCAATGGTGACCAACTTAAGCACAGAATTGTAACTAAGTTAGGTGTACAAGTAGCATATCCAGAATTTTGGGTGACTAACAACTTATAATAACTGATTAAATAACTAAAGAAAGGATATAAATTATGTCATGTGATATTACAGCAGGATTTTCTCTCGGATGTAGAGACAACGCAGGTGGAATCAAAACATTGTATATCTTGTCTGGCTCATTACCTGAATCAGGTGTAACAGAGACTTCAGGTCAAGTTACAGATTTAGATGGTAGTGGAATATTTTATCAGTTTGACTTGACAAGAGGAACTTCCGATTTTACAGAAACCATTAATGGTTCAACTGAGAATGGAACAGTTTTCTACGAGTCAACAGTAAATGCTGTTTTTCTTAAGATGCAGTCTGCATTAAGAAACCAAATGAAAGTATTAGCACAAAATCCAGACCTAAAGATGATTGTTGAAACAAACAACGCGGGTACGGAGGGTGATAAATTCTTTTATCTTGGTAAAACTTATGGAGCTCAACTTAACGGAGGACAGGGTCAAACAGGAACTGCAATTGGAGATGCAAATGGATATACATTAACCTTTACGGCACAAGAGCCAGAACCAGCGATACCAGTATCGGGTTCTGATTTGAATGCAGTATTGACAGGTATTACCATTGACCAATAACAATTATTAGGAACATGGGGGTAGTAATACCCCCTTATTCCTTTTATATAGGAGATATATGATAACTTTAAAAGCAAATCAACAGAATACTATAACTTACCAAAAAGAAACCGATACACCTCTTGTAACGAGTTCTTATGAAGATGGTAAAGTTTTCAATATAGTAATCTATCCTACCTTATCTAATAATACAGGCTCAGCCTCTATTACAAAAGTACCAACTACTAGCGAGGATAACCCTCGTTGGGAAGTTTTAAATTTTGATATATCTTCTTCTTCTGATTACTTTAGTGAAAAATTAGGAGCAGAAAACGGAACAACTTATAATTTAGAAATATATTATGGTTATCCCTTTACAGGTTCTGCCGCAATTGTGTGGGGAACAACAACAAGTACATTTGGAGCTACCTCAGCAATTTGGGCAACTCCAGATACATCAATACCAACTTACAACGATGTAACGAGTGGTGAACTAAAATACACAGATAGAGTATTTATTTCAGGTTCAGTCTCACCCATTGAGAAGAAATATATATCATCTAATGAGAACGCAGTATATACAGTATATCAAGGATAACAGATGAAAAAAGAATTAAATAAACATAAATTAATGATAATACCAAAGTATAGGGAAGAAATGTATCCTACATCAAAGGTATTTGAAGATGATAAAGGAAAGATAGTATATTACGGAGAACGAAATGATTTTCCACATTATATTACAGAACTATACAATAAATCCTCAATCAATGCTACTGCAATTAACGCAATTACAGATGGTATAGTAGGTGGTGGTTTAACTACCGAAGATGAAACTGTATTAGAAAGAGCAAACCGAGATGGTGAATCATGGAATGATATCTTTAAGAAAGTAGCTTTAGATAGAGCACTCTTTGGAGGATACGCTCTTGAAGTTATCTGGTCTAACGATAGAACTAAAATTACTGATGTTTATCATATAGATTTTTCTTATATTAGAGCTCATAGAATGAATGAAAGAGGTATTGTACCTGGCTATTTTGTTTCATCACAATTTGAGAACAAAGGAAGATTAAGAATATCTGATGATGATGTTGTTTATATACCAAAGTTTAGTAAGGTAGATAGAGAATCACCATCACAGATGTATTACTTTAATCCTTACAGACCAGGTATGAGATACTATCCACTACCTGATTATAACGCAGGATTAAACATTATAGCATTAGATGCGGAAATAGATAATTTCCATAAGAATAATATAAAGAATGGTTTAGCACCTTCTTTATCTATTACAACATTTACTAATGCAGATAACGAAGATAGAGATGTAATAGAAAGACAATTAAGAGATGCATATGCAGGAAGTGATAATGCTGGTTCTCTTATCTATATGGATGTGGCGAATAAAGATGAAGCCCCAGTCATTACCCCAATCCCACAAAATGGTGCTGATGGTTATTATACTACTGTCAATGATATGGTATTACAAAAGATACTTACAGCACATAGAATCGTTTCACCTATGTTGTTAGGTATTAGAACCGAAGGACAATTAGGAGGAAGAACAGAGTTATTAGAATCACAAGCTTTATTTGTAGCAAATGTAATTCAACCAAAACAATCTGATATTCTAACTACATTTGAAGAGATATTTAAGGTAAACGGATATGAAGAACCAATTGGTATAGAATCAATAAGAATATTTGAAGATGGGGAAGAAGTAGATGTTACAACATCAATCGAAGCAGAGAGTGGAGATGATTCAGAATTAGAAAACGAAATAGAAAAAAAGGAGAACCAAAATGGAGAATACCCTATTAGTGAGTGAAGCTAAATTAAAAAGATTCACAGACATAAACAATGTATTAGATCCTGATTTACTTTCATCAGTAATTAGAGAAGCACAGATAATTCACATTACTCGTCTCTTAGGTTCTAAATTATACGATAAGATACTATCTGATGTAGATAGTGGTACGCTAACAGGCAACTACAAATCATTAGTAGATGAATATGTACAAGATGCTTTAATTTATTGGGCATACTACGAATCATTAGAATCAATTTATTTAAGACCAAGAAATGCTGGTTTAGTAAAACCAACAGGTGGTGAAAATAATATAGATGCAGATTTAGCATTATACGATAAGAAAAGACAATCAACAAAAAACAAAGCAGAATATTTTAGTGAAAGATTAGTAGACTATCTATGTTTCAATAATAATTTATTTCCAGAATATGGAACTGAAACAAATGATGATATTTGGCCTGATACAAACACTCAATTCAAATCACCAATCGTTTTTAGAAATGGTGTGAGAGATGGGATTGAACAATTAGGTATAAAGGTTACTAACTCACGATACAACTATTTACCACAATAAGAGGATAAAACAATATGTCAAATTATAATTTAACAAATCAAGAAATAAGTTCATCATTTCAGCAAGTGATGCAGCATGACAAACCCACTGGTTTGATATATGATGGAACAGGTTCTTTAATTGAAAACTTATCAGTAACTTCTTCAGAAGCAACACACGCACTTACTGCATCTTATGCTGAGAATGCACAACAAATAGATACTGGTTCATTCGCAACTACTGGTTCTAA